AAAACTTCTCAAGCCGAGTTCTTGAACGATCCAGGCATTACTATTTCGTCTGTTATGCAAGAATCTGCAACAGCAGGAGCAACTTCAGCGGGTTCTGTTGCTAGTGTCGCAAACCCGATTGCAGCACGAGCCAAAATTAAGAGAGACAAGAAAGGTGTGCCCAAGGCTCCACAGAAAACAAACCCAGATGGCACTGCTAAAAATGCTCTAGATGTTGACAACAACCTAATGGGCGGTAAACCTGTTAAGCGATAAATAATGTATACACATAGGAATCAGCTATGACGAATAGACAAAAAAAACTAAAAGAGGATCTAGCACAACTGGCTGCAGAAGCCGAAACAGATCACGAACTACAGATGGCCAGGTCGCAACTTTATAAAATGGCAAAATATTCCATTAAGTTGCACGAAATGCTGAAAGGAACCGCAGACCTAGAAGCATGGCAAGCTGCAAAAATCACAAAGGCGAGTGATTATCTATCCTCAGTATACCATTCTCTAGATTACGACATGAGTCCAGCGAACGCAGGGACACCGTTAGATCAAAAAATTGACACGCCCGAATCTAGAGACTATGCTAACAACTTGCATAAACGACTCAAGGAAGAGATGAAGTTTCATTCAGACCCTTCAGGAGTTGCTTATTATAAGATAGTTAGAAAACCAACAGGATTTAGAATACTACTAGGACTCAGCCCAGAAAAATTAACAACACGAAATGCAGAACGGCTGAGCGGTGATCTTAGACCTGACCAGATAAAATCAGAACTAGAAAGATATCAAAGACAGGGCAACTTTAGAGAGATAAGGCCCTATGACGACAAAACTGCAGAAATAGTCAGTGATTTGTAAAACATGGTGTCGCACAAAGACCAAATAAAAGATTTACTAGAAACTTTTTCCTTGATGGAAACACTGATCTCTCAGGAAAATGTATTCAATATTGAAATTTCTCCGTATGAACTTTCTACTCTTATGAAAGAGTTTAGAGCAGAAAAAGACACCTATAACCAGGTAGGCAACAATGCAATGACCATGTTTTATTCTCCTGAAGAAAAGCAGGAATTCGAACAATTTCTAAAATCTCGAGGGGTAAAATTTAACGACATCGGAGACAGCACCGACAAAAAAGGAGAAATAGATTCTCCCAATACTCAGTCACCAGTTGCTCAGAGGCGTCCTAACCGATTTGGTGTCTGATGACTCCTGTAGAATATCTGCATCACTGGATCTACAATGATCTGTCAAAACCTCAAAAAACACTGAACGGTCTTGCTTCTTGTCCTTTTGCAAAACCCGCATTACAAGACAACAAATTGGATTTTGTTTATGTGACACAACAGACTTTTCCTGCTACTGTTGACCTATCTGATCTAGATGCTGTTGTTCTTGTGTTTACAGATCTTATAACACCAGAAGAGCTGATCGATCTTGCTAACCAATTTAACAAAAGCAATCCAGATCTGGTTGCACTAGAAGACCATCCCAGCGAGCCAGAAATACTGGAAGACGTTGTTTTTAACAACGGTGTATATCCTATACTGATCGTACAAACCAGACATAAACTGGAAAAATACAGACAGAGTTTACGCAAAAAAGGCTATTATGACAGTTGGCCTAAAGATATGCTGGATAACCTGCTAAGTATCTAGATGTATTGCAGAGTATGCCTGGCAAACACCAACTATCGAGAGATTCCTTATGCTTTGTTGACTTCAGATTGGTACAGGGAAATACAACTGATTTATAAACAATATGCTACCGTAAAGCAATTAAACAGCGTTCTGCCCATATTTCTAGAAGAACTAGAAGCAGCAAATACAGAAATTATTGGTTATTTTGATTCAAACAACAATTTAGAAGCTTTTTCCCTGATATACCTATATCCGTCTCAAAATAGTTGTATGGCAGACCAATTTGCATGGAATTATAAAGACCCTGCTAAGAAACTGGGGTATCGATCTATAAGATCAGAGTGTGCCAGATATAAAAGATTGGGGTTCCAGTATTTGTATCTGGGAGAATCTGCTCCGTATAAACAAGAACTACAAGGATTTGAATTCGTATAATGGAAGACTGGGACGCATGGGCATTATATCCACAGCACAGATGGATATATAACAAACTGGAACTGAGTATGAGATTGGGCTACACTTGCGGACCTGCACCTATGCCTGTGCCAAGGTCAGGATATTACTGTGTACGTCCAATAATGAATTTAGGCGGAATGGCAGCACAGGCAAAGATGTGTTATCTAGAAAAACATAAGATATTGGAAATTCCTCCGGCTCACTTCTGGTGCGAAAGGTTTGAAGGTGATCAATACAGCGTAAACTTTGAATGGCAGGACAACTGCCTGGTGGCTGTTCATACCAGCAAGGGTTATACCGACATGAAAAATCTCTATCGTTTTCATTCCTGGAAAAAAATAGCAAATAAACAGTTTCCGTTGCCTGACTGGATTACCGAATTACAAGACGTTGCTCGTATAAACATGGAATTCATAGGAAATTGTATAATTGAAATACATCTAAGGTGGGGAGAAGATTTTCCCGACGGTGCACAAGAAATTATAAGTGTATGGGACGACACTCCGCAAGAAACATGCAAAAACCTAGAAAAACAAGGCTACCGTTTCCATGACGACTATGTAGACGCAGAAAAAAATATTCCTCATGCCCGTTTGGGCTTTTACTACAAATAACAGTTGACAAAACTCTAACAATATCATAAACTTATAATCTAAGGTATAAATGATGCAGTTTTCCGTAGTATTTTCAAATAATTCTAATCAGAAGTTTAAAATCCCGTATGAAACGTATGCAAGCGACATTGCAAAACGTTGGGCAAATGCTTTAAAAAAACAATGCGAAATAAATCCTATTGTTGCAGAAAAAGACAGGCTGTATGGATTTCCTAATAGAGAATGGACAGAAGAAAAAATAGTTAATGAACTAAATTCATGCATAGAAATCATAAACCGGAACAAACAGGTAATTCACCATACAGCTTTTAAAGGAATGCCTAGGCAACAACTTAATCACCTGCATCATTACTTTGAGAACCTTAGAGGTGGTATTCTATCCCCCACAGCATTTTGGAACACAGCAAATCAGCATACAAGAGAAGCTTTGAATAGGTTCAACATTGTTATCCATAGAGCAGAAGACTTTTACAATTCAAAGAATTCAAATAAAATTCAACCAAGAGCAGTTTGCACGTTTTCAGATAGAGAAAGACATTTCCTCAAGGACGACGATTATAAACATTTTACTATGGCAAGAAAGTTCGGTGAAGTGTATATAAACTACTGCGAGGTTGGCAAACCTATCTACGATGTATATAGAGACAACGATGATATTGTAGGAGAGGACAATATACGTCCTCTCCGATACTATAGTGCAGACTTTTCGCTATACTTCCATGACAAAAATCAAGAAGAAGTAAAAAAGTTTATATCAGGATTAAATTTGTGGTGGGATAGTAATTCAAAATATCTCAAAGAACTAGGGTTTGAAAAAAATGATCCTAAAAACGCAATTGGCCTTATTCCGGTGGCTATGATAGAGCACAGTCACGAAAGTGAACAGGATATAATTGAAAGCATAGCAAACGTGGGTAGAATAAGCCACGTTGAAATACATAACACAAAAGGAGAAATAAATGAGTGATAGAACTTATGGTGCTGAAGAAAAAGCAAAACTGGAGCGTCTTGTAAATGAAGGCGTAACTGTTATGCAAGAGGTTGAAGATCTACAGCAAGGTCTAAAAGAAACAGTAAAGTCAGTGGCAGAAGAATTAGACATCAAACCAAGCCTAATCAACAAAGCTATTAAAGTTGCTAAAAACGGTGACTGGCACAAGCATTATGATGAATTTGAAGACCTTGAAACTATTGTTACAACTGTAGGCAAAGACAAGTAACCTATATGGAATTACTGAATTATCAGTATCAACTGTCAGATTTTATAGGCAACATAGGCGTAGTATTACTTGTGGGTACGTATGCCGCAATACAATTTGGAAAAATGGATCCAAAAGGATTTTGGTATTCTTTTAACAATCTTGTGGTAGCAATCCTGCTAGGAATAAATTTATACTTCAAACCCAACCTTTCCAGTATTATCATAGAAATATTCTGGTTTGGGTTAAGTATTGTTGGATTGATACGCTGGTACCAATTCCGCTCAGGTCGAAAGACGAGCATGTAGAAGGCAGGTTGGCCACAAACAACCACAACAAGGAGAAAAATATGGCTTACATCGATGCGATGTTCGATCGCAACTCGGACGTTATTCGCGTAGTGGAAAGACGCGACGGCAAAAGACAATTTCACGACTATCCAGTCAAATATACATTTTACTATGAAGACCCTCGAGGAAAACATCGTTCGGTTTACGGTGATCCTGTATCACGAATAGTCTGTAAAAGTACCAAAGACTTCCGCAAGGAAATTGCAATTAACAAAAACAAACGCCTGTTTGAAGCAGATGTGAACCCAATCTTTCAGTGCCTGTCAGAAAATTACCTAAATCAGAACGCTCCTAAACTAAACATTGCGTTCTTTGATATTGAGACTGACTTTGACCCTGAGCGAGGATTTGCAGATCCTGCAGATCCGTTCATGCCAATCACTGCTATCACAGTACATCTACAATGGATGGATGCTCTGATTACATTTGCACTGCCTCCTAAAACAATGACCATGCAGGAAGCACAAGAAAGTGTGAAAGATTTTGATAATACGTTTTTATATGAACGAGAAGCAGACATGCTGGAAGCATTTTTGGATATAATTCAGGATGCAGATGTGCTGTCAGGCTGGAACTCCGAAGGCTATGATATTCCTTATACTGTAAATCGTGTATCCAGGATACTGTCAAAAGACGACACTCGTCGATTCTGTTTGTGGAAACAGTTACCCAAGAAAAGAGAATTTGAAAGATATGGTAAAACAGCAGAAACATTTGATCTTGTAGGCAGAGTGCACCTGGACTCACTAGAACTGTATAGAAAATACACCTACGAAGAACGGCATAGCTATCGTCTAGACGCAATAGGCGAAATGGAAATCGGTGAAAACAAGACTGTTTACGAAGGCACACTGGATCAACTCTACAACAACGACTTTCGAAAGTTTATAGAATACAACAGGCAGGACGTTGCTCTGCTTGACAAACTGGACAAGAAGTTAAGGTTTATTGATCTATCCAACGAACTTGCTCATGCAAATACCGTTCTCATGCAAACCACAATGGGTGCAGTTGCAGTCACAGAGCAGGCAATCATCAATGAAGCTCATCACAGGGGCTTGGTTGTCCCTAATCGCCCGAAACATGATGATGCAGACGATACAAGAGCAGCAGGTGCTTATGTAGCGTATCCCAAAAAAGGCTTGCACAAATGGATAGGCTCTATGGACTTGAATTCTCTGTACCCTTCTGTTATCCGAGCATTGAACATGGCGCCTGAAACTATTGTAGGACAGTTGAGGCAGGACTATACAGAAGACTTCATTAAGGAAGAAACTGGCTTAAAGAAAAAGTCATTCGCTGCTGCCTGGGAAGGTCGATTTGGCTCACTTGAATATGACGCAGTAATGGAGCAGAGAAAAGATCTTGCTATCACTGTGGATTGGGAGAACGGCAACACAGAAGTTTTAAGTGGTGCCGAGATCTATGACCGAATCTTTAACTCTCATGCCCCGCTCATGCTTACAGCAAATGGCACTATTCTTACCACAGAATTTGAAGGTGTTATTCCGGGGTTACTTAAACGCTGGTATGCTGAAAGAAAAGAACTGCAGGCAAAGAAAAAGAAAGCACAGGAAGCAGGAAACGCTGTGGAAACTGCTTTTTGGGACAAACGTCAGTTAGTCAAAAAAATCAACCTCAATTCACTTTATGGCGCCATTCTCAACCCTGGCTGTCGTTTCTTTGATAAGCGTCTAGGACAGAGCACCACGCTCACAGGTAGACAGATTGTAAAACACATGAGTGCCGCAGTTAACAAGGTAATAACAGGTGAGTACGATCACACCGGAGATGCTATCATATATGGAGATACCGATTCGACCTATTTTTCTGCATATCCTACTCTAAAAGAAGATATCCAAGCAGGAAAAGTGCCTTGGACAAAAGATACAGTTGTACAATTATACGATCAAATATGCGAGCAGGCAAATACTTCTTTCCAAGACTTTATGCAGCAAGCATTTCACTGTCCTAAATCACGTTCTGATGTTATTGCAGCAGGCAGAGAGATTGTAGGAGAAAGCGGCTTGTTCATAACCAAAAAGCGATATGCAATTCTAGTATATGACGACGAAGGAACACGTCGAGATGTTGACGGCGAGCCAGGCAAAGTCAAAGCGATGGGGCTGGATCTTAGACGTTCAGACACTCCTGTCTATATGCAGGAGTTTCTAATGGAAATACTTCTTATGATTCTTCAGGGCTACGAGGAAAAGAACATTCTTGAACGAATCACAGAATTTCGTCAGGAATTCAAACAGATGCCGGGATGGGAAAAGGGATCCCCGAAACGTGCAAACAATATAGGTCGCTATCATAAAGAAGAACAAAGAAAGGGCAAAGCCAATATGCCAGGACATGTTAGAGCATCTATTAATTGGAACAATCTTAAACACATGAACGGTGATAGATATTCTCAAGATATTGTAGATGGCATGAAAGTTGTTGTATGCAAGCTCAAACACAATCCAATGGGCTATACTTCTGTTGCCTATCCCACAGACGAACTAAGACTGCCAGACTGGTTTAAGCAATTGCCTTTTGACGACGCTGCCATGGCAGAAACAATTATCGATCTAAAACTGAAAAACCTTATTGGTGTATTGGATATAGATCTAGAAGATACCAAGAGAGATAATACATTTACGTCTTTCTTTGACTTTGGAGAGTAAAATGCAGATTGAAATTAAAGTGTTGTTGGACACTGATAAAACAGATGATCGAGAACTGGTTGAAAAACTGGTGCAAATCATAGAAGAAGCAAAAAAACATTGACAATCATAAACTTATATATTATAATATTAAAAATAAGGAGACTTTACAAATGAAAGATATTTTGCAAGATCTGGTTTCTAAAACTCATGGGTTGGGGTTTCTAGAACTAGTTAAAGTTAATGGTGAAGACGGTGCTACTAAATTTGATTCCCTGGCAGAGGACCGTTCTGTAATTTTGTCTGCTGAGACACACAGCCCTGTGGCAGAATTTAATTCTGTATTTGGCATGCCAAATCTGGATAAACTTTCATTACATCTTAAAAATCCAGAGTATGAGGAACATGCAAAAATTGAGGTGGTCACTGAAGACAGAAACGGAGAAACTGTGCCGGCGTATATGCATTTTGAAAACGAAGCTGGTGATTTTCAAAATGATTACAGATTCATGAGCAAGGAACAAATAGAAAGCATTCTAAAAACAGCAAAGTTTAAAGGTGCCAAATGGAATACTGTATTTGAGCCATCACATGTTGCTATTCAGAGAATGAAGCTCATGAGTGCCTCACACAGTGACGAGCCCATTTTTAGTGTTAAAACCGAAACCGCCGGTGATTCCACAAATTTGATTTTTGTGTTTGGCGAACCCAGCATGCATGGCGGACGCTTTGTATTTCAAAATGATGTTGAGCAGCCACTGTCGCATACACTAAGCTGGCCGGTGAAACAAGCTCTTGCTATAATGAATCTTAATGGCAAAATTACAATGAGTATTTCAGATCAAGGCGTAATGCTTCTTAGTGTAGACAGTGGATTAGCCAAATACGATTACTTTCTGCCAGCACAATCCCGGTAAATGACAGCACTAATCTCATACAAGAATACAAAATCTACTAAGAGCACAAGATGAGTAAAACACAAGTAAATTTAACCGAAAAAAATAAAGATTATTCTGTATTTCTTCCTAGTATCAGTACTTTTTATAATAAACAGATTGCAAAACAAAGATACAATCCTGATTTTATTCCTGCAAGCAGAATGCCTGCTGAATTTGAAAATGGTGTTGAGGGTTGCAATTTTTTAAATGCTGAAAAGGGGTATTATAGCTATAAATGGTCGTTGTACTCAGCAGGACATGCATGTCTAAATTTATCTAAAGCAAATGAACAAGACAGCATGGTGCAAGAACGCGATCGAAAAAATACATTTATTTTGGGAGACTCAGGTGGTTTCCAGATTTTAAAAGGCGTAATACAGTGTGATTGGAATAACTTTAAATCTGACCACAGTCTTAGACAAACAATTTTAAATTGGCTAGAGCATACTGCTGATTACAGCATGATACTGGATGTTCCAACATTAGCAGCAGAACCCACTTTTTCTAAAAAAACTGGCATTACCAGCTTTAATGAATGCCTTGATTATACTCAATACAACAACGATTGGTTTGTTAAGAACCGAAAAGGCCATACCAAATACCTAAATGTTATGCAAGGCAGAAATATGGCAGAAGCAATGCACTGGTATGATCAGATGAAACACTATCCTTTTGAGGGATTTGCATTTGGTGGTAGCACAAAAAACGATATCAGCATCGTATTAACAACTCTTATTAAAATGAGAGATGAAAAAATGCTTGACAATCGTGATCTATTACACTATTTGGGTATTTCAAAGCTTGATTGGGGTGTGGCATACACTGCAATCAAAAGAGCTCTAAGAGAGCATGTGAATCCCAACATGGAAGTTACTTTTGATTGTGCAAGTCCTTTTATCGCAACAGCTAAAGGACAAATGTATACACAACATGTTCACAGAAACGATCGGTTTGG